ATAAGAATCTTGAGTAAGGAATTTTTGAAACGTGTTTTAATTTATCTGAGAAGTATTTAAGTGCTTCTGTATCTGAAAGATCTGGTCCTTCACTGTTAAGTGTTTCAATTTCTGGTGAATCACCATCTTTAGAAGGTAACCAATACTCTTTACTAAACTGTAGCATTGGTTTACCATCTGTAGCCAAAGTACCTGATTCCCAATCAAAATCAACTGACTCTTTATATGAGTTCATTAACTGTGAAAGCGATTGTTTTGCCCTAGTCTTAGATTTACCTCCAACTGGAATAACAAACTTCATTCTAAATGAAGCGTTGGTCACGGCCCAAATAACTCTGGTGTGTTCCATAATTCTTAACAAGTTAAATGCTCTTGTTAATCTCTCAATATACGAAACTCTTGATGCCGTAGTAATTGAAGAGTACGAAATATAGATAATCTGTGAATCGTAGAGTTTACGTTCTTTAACTGGATCATCTTTATATTGTACCCATACTTTCTTACCATCATCGTGATTATAACCAGGAATAAGTGTGATTGGATCTAATTCTTTAAAACCAATAATTTCCTTTTGGTCAGGAGAATAAATTATTTCAAATGCAAGATAACCATCGATTAGAAATTTTCTAAAGAAATACCATGCGGATTGGTCAGAATTAAAACCGAAATAGTGATAGATTTGTCTAAAATATTTATTAAGATCCTTATCTACTTGTTCTGAAATATCAATACCTAATATTTCAGGGTAACAGAAAAAGTTTTTCTCATCATATACGATAGTTTCATCACAAAGAATATCTAAAATATCTTCTACTTCATCGTTTAATGAAAACTTTCTAAGTTCTTCTCTTTTACCTTCATATGATTGATCAAAGAAGGGAATATTAGATCTTAGGTTAGTGTCTGTCATAGACATTGCTGCAAATGCACCATAGATATCGTCGTTGTCAACCCCAAATGGGTTCATTTGACCATAACCTATTTCAGCTTCCATTGGTCCAATTGCTTGTGATTGTCTTAGTACTAAATCATCATAGCGCATACCGAACGAAGACAATGACTTTAGAGCATTTGAAATGCTAAAAGGTCTTGATCCATTACTCAATGGTCCATTTCTGTCGTTAAATCCTGCCATACTATTATATTATTATGTTCTGTTTATATATCTTTTCTTTTTGAGCGCGCCTTTAGGTGCTCTCTAAATTGTCTTTTAACTTCATTGATCCCAATACCATTTAAGTCTTGAAAATCGCAAAGAGCTATTTTAGCCCAACTTTCATAAGAAACTACTTTTTGATTCTTTTTTAGTTGAGGTATGTATTGCCTAATAGCAAAATCAAATCCAAATTGTTTTAAAAACTTGACAACGTCTTTGTATATTAGATTAATTTCACCTTGTGTTAACGCATTATTTTCTTTAGATCTTCCTGTTTTAGATTTAATTTGACCATCCATTCTATCATAGATCATATCTAATAGATCTTCTTTCATCTGTACTGGTAATAAGTTAAGATTAATTCCAACGTCCGTACCACTCTCATGTGGATCCATAGCTAACACAACAGGATTCATATCCCACCATTCTAATGTTTTAATGTGTTTAGGTTTTTCATATCTAAATACATGGATCATTCCAACCCTAAATGGTTTACTGTGTTTTGCTACAGTATTATCTCTAATAGATTTGGAAGCTTCATCAAACCATTTTTCCGCGCTTTTTCGTGCTTTAGTTTTACTGCCAGCTTCCTTAGATAAATCCTTAATTTCTTTTTTTATTTTACCCATTATTTAAGAGACTTTTCTGTTAGAACTATGAACCTCCAACCTCTATTTTCAGCCCATGCCTTTGCATATTTATATTTATCTCTATTTTTTATATACTGTTCTGCTAAAAACTTATAGGATTTAAGTGCCTTTTGACTATTCTTTTTAGGTGGAGTTGGCTTTGTAATTTGTGCCTCTGGTTTAATTTCTATTAAAAACTCTTCGTCTCCATCAATACCTCTAGTTTTCATATAGAAATCTGGATAATATTTGTGTTCTCTTTTATCGAATGACCATATATAGTTAATCTCAACTGGTTCACTGGACCATTTAATTACACTATCTCTAGTATCACACATGATCATAAATTTACGTTCCCATGAAGATCTATAAATAATTGGAATTGGCCCAATATATTTTTCTGGATTTGTTGGTGTAAAATACCCTTGTACAAATCCAGAATTTCCAGTTGGTTTGAGATTCTTTATTGACATTTAAATATTAAACATTCCGCCGCTATCATCACTTCCACCATTAGTAGTAATTCTGTCGATTGATAAAGTTCCTTTATATTTTTGTGGGTGAATTTTATTCCAACCCTTTGCATATCCTCGTTTTGCAATTTCTGTAAAATACGCAAACGCATTTGGATATTTTGGATTAAAGTTTCTCCAATATTTAAGTAGATCTAATAACGCAAATTGAAGACAATCGTTCCTGTCGTCGCTGTTAACATAATTTAGTTTGTTAATAGTTCTTTCTGCTAAAAGCACCAACATTTTTTCTGCAGTTGGCGTTAATTTATCTAATTCTTTAGATTTTACTAATTCGTTATATAAGTCTTTATTATTTAAATAATTCTTTTTTCTGGCCATAATCTTTATATATGTTTAGTATTATACTAAAAAAAGCCCAATTGTTTCCAAATGGGCTTTTTAAATAATAATATACATGTTTAAATCGAATCTTCTGCTGCGATTTTAAGTTTATTTTTCTCTATTCTCATTGGCTCTTCGTTTACGAAAACCGTTAAGATATCTGATTTACCTTTTCCTGTGAATTCTAAAGCATCTACTTTAACTTTAGATCCTAGTGGTAAATCTTCTGATTCTACTGTTGTTTCTGCACTAACATAACCATCGTCTCTCGTTAAAAGATCTTCATTTTGTAAATCAGCTAATTCTTCAGAGATTCTAGTTATTTCACTATTTAATAAGTTGTCAGCTGCTTTAATATCTGGTAAATTTCTATTTGCTTCTGATAATCTACCCTTTTGATCTTTTAAGAATGCAATCATTTCATGCATTAATTGTGTCTTTGCTAATTTAGCAGCTCTTCTTTCTTTGTAAGATTCTAAGATATCTTCAACCATTGTTGTAATATCTGCACCTGTATTTTCAGCAACATATTCTATCGCTGCATCTGCTAAAAGTTTTGTGAATTTTTCAATTTTAGTAGCTTCATTAATTCTATACACGAACATGTTATTATCTGCTCTCATTGCTAAAACTCTAACATCTCCGTCTCTGGATTCTGAGATAAATTCTAATACGTTATAATGATTATGATTTTTAGATGCAAATTCAAATAAATTGATCAATGCTTTGTCATTATACTTAATATATGCTGCAGCTAATAAGGATTCTGCAAGAGGAAGAGATGTTGAATATGCTAATTCTACATTACCTGCATAAAACTTATTCTCAGATACACTATAAGATAATTTAACTACGATTGATTCTGTAAGTAAATTAAGTTTTGATGATTCTAAAACTGCTAATTCATTTTCAACTTCAGTTACTGCTAATTTCTTACCAGATACTTTGTATGATTTAATGTTTTCATTTAAGAAATTAATCTTTTTATCTAGTTCTACTAACGTATTAAAGTTATCTAATGCTGATTCATTAACTTTAGAAATAGTCTTCTTATTGTTATAGTCATAGTAAAAAGAAACACCTTCATTAGTAATGTTAAACAATTCATTTGCTTTAACTAAAAATGAAAACTCTTCTGAAACATTAGTGACTTTTTCGATATGACTTCCCGTCATTCTGAAATTTTGTCCACCGGCATGAAATACAAAACCATTTTTAGATTCTATAACTGGTGAAATAATTCCTTTGTTTAAATTTGCCATTTGTGTTATTTAATTTTTTATATATATCTTTATTTTATTCGTTGAATGGGAGATCAGTTGCTTCAATATCGTTTATGTCACCCATCATAGGCTTATCTTTATCTAAAACATTAGTTCCATAATCGCTTGCATTTGTAAATTTAAAAATTCTATTAGAATTCTTTCTTCTCTTAGAAGTTCTTAATAATTGTGTATTAGTATTTATTAATTGACCTAAGGTATTCATATTAAAATCACAATCGGTGTCAACTAAAATCCAATTAGTAAGATCTTCATTCCAATTCCAAACAGTACAATCTGATACATCATAGTATACTACTGGACTTGGTAATTCACCCTTATAAAATTGATTAGGATCAAGAGCCAATATATTAGGATCTCCATAGTTACCAGTAACACCGCTTTCATAAGTAGATCTTGTAAACTTAGTATAAATATCATCTTCAAAATCAAATGAAGGTATATTTGTATTAATTTCTAAGCTAAATGTAATTTTATGATTTCCTTTGTCGTCGAATCCATATTCAACTGGACGTTCTTGACTATAATCATCTGGCATCATATACTCAGATGAAATTCTATACATACCATCTTCTAGGTGACCCGCATCAACATGAAAGAAATTAGCCTTATACATGTTTTTAATAATCGATTCAGTAACCTTAAACATATCCAATTGACTAGATAATAATATTTCTACATCAACACTGACTACACATGGAATCATTTCAAATTCAGCAACAAAACCTTCCATTAAGCCGCTTTGATTCATCATTGTGTAATTACCTAAATTTCTCTTGTTGACAAGTTTACCTGGATCTATTGAAAATGAAGATAAGTTTACTATACCTCTTGGTACTTTATCGTAGTTGCCATCTGCGAATTCTCCATTTGGGTCACATGATTCTCCGTTTACATTTGAAAATAAAAAATTATCTTTAATAAAGTTTTCATCACCAGAAACTGCATAAAAAAATGGCACATCTACAACAGCTCGTTCTTCATTAGAGATTTGTCTCCAAAAACTAAGCTTGCTGTTTAGATCAGCTAAAAGGCCGATAATGATATGTCTAATAACACTATCATCCTTGTTGTATTTTAAATTATATGTTGCCATCTATATATGTTAGTCGCAATTAACTTGAGCCGAGAAACGAATATAATTATTCTCATCATATGAATCTTCATTAAATTCTTGTGCACCTCGATTTAGTACAATAGTAACCTTATAATTTGCTTCTGCAATTGCTTCTCCTGGACTGCCTACGGATGTAGTTACTGTATTAGAATCAATTATATATGTTTTTCCAACAGTTAAATTATGGGTTGACAATGCATATGTACCGAATTCATAACCACATGGTATTACATCATACAAGTATGTTGATACTGTTGGTACAGGTGTTTCAGTTGGACTTGGTCGCGTTGCAGTAGGTGTTGGTGTTGCAGTTGGAGGCACTGCAGTCGGTGGTAGAGTTGCAGTCGGCACTGGTGTTGCAGTCGGTAAAGGCGCTGCATTGAAATTAGTCCAAATTTCATTTGTTTGGCACCATGATAGTGCATCATTTTCTCCATTATTGTTACCGGGAGATTTATCAAACTCAACTGGATTTTCAATAAATACAGAATACTCTTCTACCCAAGATACAAATGCCGCAGCAGAATCTAATTCTTCAAATGCAAAATATGCCGTTGGACCTCCAGTTGGATTACCGATAGCAGGACTTGTATTAGTACCAAATGGTGTATCTTCAGTTGTTATAAAACATGCTATAATTTTCCCGGGAACTTCTTCTGGTCCCATAAAAAATCTAATTCCATTTTCTAATGCTGCTTGAAAACCAATTGTAGGTTCTCCAATTAAAATTCTACCTACATTTTCGGTTCCTCCTAATCTTGTATTGTTACTGCTAAATGCAAAGGGTCTTGATGCCATTGTGAATATTATTTTTTATTTATATATCTTAATCTATATTTTCTATAGTAAATTTAGAAAAACCGTTCTCTCTGTATATCTGCAATTTCTTGTCAAATATTTCATGCGGGAGAACAGAGTGATTAATTACAAATGTATTTATCTTATTTTCTTTAATGACTTGATTCAATATTTTTAATATATTGTAAACTCCATCGTGATCAACTGAACTCAGTAATTCATCTAAAAATAAGAGATTTAATTGTGGAAATCTAAGTTTTAAGATTTTAATAATGGCGATGATAATAATAAAATCGGCTTTCTTACGTTCTCCAGTTGAAAGTGTCATTGGATTAATATCTTCACCTAAGTGATTGATGATACAGTTAAACTTCTCATCAAATCTAATATGAAATTGCAAGTGCATGGTTTGAGCCATTGCAGCAATGTTAGTATTAAGCCCAGGTAAAATAGTTTTAACAGCTAGATTTTTTACGCCATCTTCTCCTAACACTCTTTCAACAATTTCCATAAATGCATATTCAGCACTAAGATCTCCTTTAGTTTTAGACTTAGTAGATTCTTTTTCTTCAAAATCTGTAATTAAATTCTTAAGATGTTCAAATTGAGAATCGTCTGGAGTACCCTTTATTTTAAGTAATTCAGACTTAAATGTCTTCATACTATATCTAATATCGGTAGCTCTTTCTTCTATATTTCTTTTATTAGATCTTAAATCATCAATATTATTCTTAATATCCTCCAATGATTTTTTAAATTCTTTTATTTTTTTAGTGTCTTCTTCTATTTTAGTACAAAAATGTTCTTTTTTATCTAGGTGCCATTGACTATCTAATTGAGTTTCACACGTTGGACATTTACCACTTTCATACAATTCTAATTTCTTTTTTAAATACTCTATCTCGTGTTTTAATGAAGATGCATCCGATCGCGTAGATTCATATGATTCTGTATTAGTTTTTATTCTAGCTTCAAGATCATTTTTTTCTAAATCTAATGTCTTAACGCTTTCGTTTAATTTAACTAGACTAGATTTTAATTCATCTATTTTAGAATTATTCTTCTCTTGTGATTCTTCTAATAAAGCATTGAGTTTACCTTTAACAGAAGCAATGGAATCAATGATTTGATTTAGTTCAGATTCATATGAATCGATATCCATTTTTATGTTTCTTCTTTCCGTTTTAATTGACATTTGCATATCATTAAGGATAGAAAAGCCAAACATCTTATCAATGATCTGTTTCTTATCTTGATTTGACATTGTCAAAAAAGATTTAAAATCATTAACAGATAAAATAATTATATTTTTAAAAACGTGATATGGAATTCCAAATATCTCTTCTTCTAAATAATCTTGTACAGACTTCTTACCTGCTTTATCAAATTCAGTACCATTAAGTCTTACCGTAAAAGTATTGGGCGATAAACCTCTTTCTATTTCAACTTCAATATTACCGCACGTTAAGCCTATTTTAACTTGTAATTCTTTATTAATTCTATTTGGTAAATCAGCTAATTTAACACCTTCTACTCTACCGTATAATGCATATATAATAGCATTGGCGATAGTAGTTTTACCATCGCCATTTTTACCAAGAGTTAGAAATAATTTTGATTGATCTTCTTCAAATTCTATTCTTTGTAATTGATTACCGTAAGATGCAAAGTTTTTAAATTCTATAAAATTTATTCTCATATTTCAGTACCGTTATCATGAGCACATTGATTATAAAGTGCTTTTAGTTTTTTCTTTAATCTTGACTTAGTTTCTTCATCATCACCTAATCCATCAACATAAACATTACATAAATTCATAATGCTATAATTTTTATACATTTCTTCAACATCATCCATGTCATAAAAATCTTTGTCTATGTAATTTTCTTCTTGATAAATGTTTGGTTCTAATTTTCTACTAATATTTTGTATTTTATTAATCAGTTTACTGAGAGCGTTAGTAGTTGCTATCCTAGAAGGTACAAATAAATCTACAAAATTATTTCTAATTTGATTTTTAAACTGACCCAGTGGCATATCGTACAGTTGTGTGATGTTATATTTCATAAACTTAGGTGACACATCATTTGGATAAAAGGTCTCCGACATATCTTCTAAATCAACGAGATCAAATCCTTTTGTGTTATTTGCATCAGACCTTGTTAATTGATACGGGGTTCCAACCATTAATAATTTACCGCGTTCTTGTCTAAAATGAATATGACCACTAAAGACTCTGGTGTATTTGTCATAAATATTGGAATCTGTTCCATGTTCATTTTTTACTTTAGCATTTAAGTAGATACCCTTAACTTCAGAGTGACAAAATACAATTTCTGCTGTTGGATAATCTGCCAATGTTTCTGCTTCATGGTCTGCATCTCTACGCCATGGCATCATTAATATTTTTCTACCTGACCAATCCATTAATTTAGGCTCTTTATAGATCTGTACTCCAGGAATCCATTTAAGTGAATCTATTGAAGTCACTTCATTTGAATTTTTAGCCCAGATATCATGATTACCACATATGATATGTACTGGAAGAATTTGACCTAATCTTTCAAATAAATCTACAGCGTAATTAAGTACTCTAATATTAATAGATTGTCTATTATCAAAGGTATCACCGACTTGCACTAAAACATCGCCTGGTTTAACATTTTCTTTTAAAGTGGGTATAAAAACCTCTTCAAAGAATTGTTTTTGAATATCTAACCATTCTACGGAATTAGCTCTCACTCCAAAATGTAAATCACCTAGCACCCAAACTCGATTGGCACCACGCTTTAGCATAGACGTTTCAATCATTTTAAAAAAGTTTCATTATATTCTTTCTCTTAAGAATACCTGTGCGCAAATCTAATTCTTGTATTAAATCTTCTTTATATACGTTAGAGAGAGAACTATAAAATTTAGTAGGATTAATATCAAAATATACGCATAATTCACTAAAGATATCTATGCGGCTGTTTTTAGCTGCCATTTCATCAATAATATATCCATATATGTCATTAATATCTACCTTCTTAAGTGTAGTACAACGTCCTAATTCATCTACATCGTTAAATTTTTTGAATCTAGACAATTCTATTAGTCTATGAATTTCTCTTGCGATTAATTCAAAATGAATTTTTTCTTCTTCATCTTTATTATCTTTAACATTAGGATCTAATTCGAAATTTATATTACTAAATTCAGTATCTGGTGATTCGAAATTATTATTAAATATTTTATCTTGTGCCATAATTATATGCTATGTAAGTTTGAATTTGTAGTTTCTTCGGTTTCAATGAGACGCATGTAATTCCAATTAATATCTAATTTACATTTTGTACCCTTTCCTTCACCATCTCTAATCTTAAGAACCTTTAACCAATATTCATTATTAGCTCTCATTAAATCGTCTTGAATAATACCTAACATAACGTCAGCTGTGTGTGAAAGACCTGCAGATTCTGCAATGTCTGTCATGCCTATGTCGGATGAGTTATATCCATTTCTAGTAATCTGTGTTGCAGTTACTATTAACCAGTTATTACGAATACCCATTGCTCTAAGATCTTCTGCAATTTGCTTGATCTTCATATAAGTATTTTCTGTGTTTTGGTTTCTATAATTTGCTAAGATATTAATGTAGTCAATTACAACTGCACCTACCTTAATTTGTTTTTCTTCTTCTATTTGATTTACATATGCTTCAATGTCCAATACAGTTGCTTGTGAAGTTGGAAATTGTTTAACAAATAATGAACCTGGTGGAGTAAATCCATCACCAACAGTCTCTAATCTACGCTGAACATGTTCTTTGTTTTTAGCCTTGTCTGCATATTCATTGATATTAATAGTTAATAAATTAGAACCAATACGCTTTACAAATTTATGCGCTGCCATCTCTGCGGTTACAACTACTGTATTTGTACCCATTTTAACGAAGTTAGCCGCGTCATTTGCCAAATAGATTGATTTACCAATATTCTGTTCACCTGCATACACGATTAAGTTACCTCCTTTGTCATATCCACCGCCTAACATTCTATCTAAGAAGTTGTAACCTGTACTAACCTTTTCAGTGTCTTTTTGATCATGTGATTCAACTTCGAAGAAGTCAAGTCCTAGGTCAGAATTAAACGATAAATTATTTCTATCATTAATAAGACCCTTTACTTTTGCAACAATACTGTCTACATTTTCTGGGGTTACTGCTGTTGTTTTAACAAATTCAACAGTGTCTGTTAATGATATTTCAAATGTACGGTATTTGATCCATGATTCTGTTACGGATGTTAACCACTCTTCATCGTATTGGTCTAAATCAACCTCAAAAATAGTATTTAAAATATTTTCGGTGATTCGCTCTTTAGCTTTTTCACTTCTTTGAATCAACATATTTAATTGATCCTTCGTAGGAGTCTCGTTAAATCGCTCAAAGAATTTATTAGACAACTGACTTAGAATATCAATCTCCTGTGAAGTGTAAAAGCTACTTTTAATGCTTTTTAGATATTTAGTTTTAACTAAAGATAATCTAAAGAATATTTTTTCAAAGTCTTGTCCGAATTGCATATTTTTTTTATTAACCGTTATTATCCTTCTATGCGCATAGCGCCGTTTTGTTTCCCGAATGGTTCTGTTAACCACAGATTAATAGCGATTGCCTTTCTAGTACCTTTAGTTACAGGTGTAACAGCGTGTACATATTTTCCGGCATCAAAAATTATTAATCTGTTTGGTTTTGCATAAACCAATTCTGGCGTTTTATCTATGCCTTCTGTATAAATCTCTAACATACCACCTTCAAATTCAGGCTGTTCTGGATAATAAACTGTACCCATAGATGGCGTTACTATTTCACCCGTTTTAGCAAATAATTCTTCGTCTTTGTCATAATGACCTCCTAAATTATTGCTAAATCCCATTTCTATATCGGCTGTTTGAATACCTGTCCAATATTCAAAACCTCTAATTGACATTGGTTTACTCAATGGGCAATTATCAGCCCATATAGCATCTATGAGGCGTTGTTTGGTAGTTTTAGCTTCTTCATTCCACCATCCATCCCACCAATAATAAACGCCCGGATCTGAAAAGAATTTACTATCATTTGCTATTTCTTGTAGTAAATTCCTATCTTTAATAAAATCGTCTATTACTAATATCATTCAAACGGGTTTGTTTTTATTTTCCATGACTCTTTGCCATGTGTAGTGTTTAAAGGTTCTACTAGATCCAAATCTGTTAATTCAGAAATGGATTCTAGTAGATGCTCCTCTGTTGTTTCTGGAAACCTATATGTTTTTAAAGCGTGTAAAGTAAAATTACCTTTATGCCTATCAGGCATCCTGACACATAATTTAATTTCTGCTAATAAAATATCGAAAGATGTTGGATAATTAGGTAAGTCCCCTTCAATGCCTAGAACATATTTTATAGGTAACTTATCCTCATTAATCTGCATCTGATTCTAATAATGTTTCTAAATCAAGTTCACGCTCTTCGGTGTTGTAATTAAAAACGTGTTTAATTCTTGCTTCAATTTTTTCTAATACTTCTTGCGTAAATACCCTTTCGCTGAAGAATTCACTATTCGGTACTGTTTCATCAAGATGCTTACAAATCCAATTACGTGCTGTTTTCTTAGGAATCTTTTCACCCTTTTCTATTACACCCTTAGTAATACCGATTTCTTCCCAATCAATGTATTGTTCTAGACCTACATATCTGTTCATTCCTTCTGTAAAGTGTAAATGAAATTTAATATTGGTTGGTTTAGCAAATCTATTCTTATTAGGTTTTGCTGTTACAATAATTCCAGCTTTTTCACCACCTGAATCTTTAAGTTGTGCCTTGTTTAAGAATAATACAATAGATGCAGCATATTCTGGTCCTGTTCCACCACCCGCAACTTGTCTTGAAATAAAATCTTGTGTCTGATACGTATGGTTAGTGAAAATAAAAGGTATCTTAAGATCAGCAAGAGGTGTCATAATAATACGGAAGATAGATTTAAGAACTTTAGATCTTGTCATATCTGCTTTTTCAGAACCTGATCGTGCATCATCAATTTCCTTTTGTGTTGCTAAGTTACCAGCAGAATCAAGAATCATCATGACTTTTGGAGTTTTACCACCAATTCTTTTGATTTCCTGCATTTTACTAGTCAACGTAGTAACTGATGTTCTAAATTCTTGAACAGTGTTAATTGGTTGATAATTCACTTTAGTAACATCAATACCAAACTTTTCCATTTGATCTTTATCTACTGCAGCTTCACTATCATAATAGATCACATTATATCCCATATCGATTGCTCTTTTTACTGAGTTCAGTACTAAGAATGTTTTACCAGTTCCTGAAGGACCAGCAATCGAACATGTTCTACTGTTAGGCCATCCACCAAAAAGAGAACCTGAAACACATGCATTTAGGTGATAGTTACCTGTGTCAATCCACTCTGTAACTTCACTAAAGGTAGAATCTGCCATAACAGAACCCATTGGATTCAATGTTTTTAACTCTGCATTTATATCGTCAAAACTAAAATCTTTTTTTGCCATATTGTTGTTGTATTTTTATGTTATATCGTAAAATGTTAAATTGTTTCTTTATTGTCAGGGAACAATTGTTGTTCTTTGTGTCTAAGTTGATTAAGAGCTAATATAGCTTCATCAGCTTCTTTTTTAAGTTTGTCGATATTAGATTGAATATCGTGTAATCTATTGAGTATTGTATTATACTGATCAACAAATTCCCTTTGTTCTGCCGTTAGTTTTACATCCATATTATTCTCTATTATAGTCGTCTTCTATACGAATTATATCGTCTTCTCCAAAATATGTTCCTGTTTGTACTTCTACAAAATGGACTGGTAAATCAGTTTCATTCCATGCTCGATGCTTTGCACCCAATGGAATTCTAATTGATTGTCCGGGTCCTCTGTATAATTTTTCGTCATTTAATACAATAGTCAAAGTACCGTGAATTACAGTCCATACTTCGGCTCGTTTTTCATGGTACTGATATGACATTCTTTGGCCAGGTGAAACCTCGATTAGTTTTATCTTTACATCTGGTGCATCTAAAACTACTTCGTATTCACCCCATGGTCTAGAAACACTACTCATTCGCGAACATGTCGATTTGACCTGGCAATTGCTCATTAGCAATAGATTTGCTTTGTGCTTCTTTCATCTGCCAGACTAATTTTCTAACAGCGTCGCCAAATTCCATATTATTTGGATATTGTTTCTCTAATTGGTAAATAATTTCTTTTAATTCCATGATGTTTAAAATAGTGCCGAAGCATAAATTAAGTTAGTGTCTAATGTTTGCAGACCGATTGCAGTTAATACTCTATTAAGAGGATCGATCATTGCTTTTTCAAATTGTGTATCGTAATCAACTTTCGGTGCAATTTCATACGGGTATTCGTTAGGCATAAATGCGTATACTTCACTAATAGTTCCTATGCAATTGTATATTTTTAATTTTTCACCGTTTGAAATGTGTTTATACTTATTTTTATATTTTTTATTATTATTTAAAATATAATTATAGTAACCAGCTGCTTTTACATTGGCTGGACATTTTAGACCAATTTGTAGTTCTTCTTGATCATCGATAATATACTTATCAATATTATTGGTTCTTTTATTAAAAGATATATCACCTATATCTGCTAATTTAAATTCTTTTTTACACTGCTTCATAAATTCAACCAATTCTTGTAACTCATTTGCAGTGGGTTGAATTTCTGAATTAAATAAAATCCTAAGAGCTTCTACTAATTTTTCTCTAGCAAACTTTGGAGTTGAAGATTGTATTGTATCAAATCCAATTGTCTTTACCTTCTTTAACGATGGGTGTCTATCTGTAACTTCTAGTTTATCATCCCATGCAATATTTTGAATGTACTTTTTCTTACTCATCCAAATACCATTGTATGCCAATGATTCAAGTTCAAATATAAGGAAATTATCAGTATTTCTTTTTTCTGCATATTTTTCCATACATTTTGCAATGTAATCCTTTAATCTAAAGGCATAAAAAGCAAGAATAAACTCATCAATTTTTAATTTTTTATCTTCATCATTCCAAATGATAGATTCATATAAATCCTGAAACTGTACATAACAAGAATCAGTATCAATATAAATTACAGCAGGTTTTTCAATTTTACCCTTTACTTTAATACCAAATTGTTCATGAACTGCCACGTCCTTGTGCCAAAAGTCATTAACATATTTGTTAAGAATTGTTTCTGAATAAAGAATAGCATTTTTACCCTGTTTGGTAATTGATTCAGCAATATCAAGATTAAAAAAGTGAAACCACTTATTACCAAATGCTCCGTAGATAGAGTTAAGAGTTAATTTAACAGCTTGTTCATATGCAGTATATTTGGCAGAAAGCTGCTTGTAGTGATCTACAAGCAGCTTCGCCTCATCATCTGTGAGTTGATCAATTGATTTATTTTCTAACTCTTCGATATTCATATATTAGGCAGTTTGGCAAGTTGAAATTGTCAATAAAGTGTGTGAATCGTTCGATTCGAATACAACTTTAGAATCTGACACATAAACAGTTTGCTCTTCCTTGTCTAATAAATTCAAATACTTCTTATAAACAGTAACATTACCATTACCACTCGTATCTGGTGTAAGTACGACGTTAAATGATTTACCGTTAACATTAATACCTTGTACATCTGAATTAATACCAAATGTTTCATCTTTATCGAGGGAAAAAAGATTCTTAACTTTACCAATTGAATGTGTATCTAATGTAAAATCAAATTTTGAATCAGAACGAGCAAAGATAGCATCACGTTGATCTGCTGAAAGATCTTTAAATCCTAAAGATGGTTCTGAACATGATAATGTAATTTCTAGTTCATCATTGAAAATACGTAAAGTGGATGCTACGAATTCTTCATCGTTTTCGATAAATTCAAATTCACCTTTAATTGCGTCATGCTCAAAGTGTTTAATTGCTTCGATAACTTTGTTACCTTCAAAGAATGCAATTTTCATTTCTTTGTCAGTATCAGGCCATTCACTTACTTGGAAGATAGTGTCAGCTTGAATAGAGTGATGTTTTACAGCATCCCGTTGTGGAAGATAAACTGTTGATTGGATTTGACCTTCTTTAATTTTCATATAAATAAAAGAGTCAATAAGTTTAACACGATTGATAAACTCTGTTAATGCATGTTGATCAATGCGATCGATTTGTAATTTCATAAATTTATTTTTAGATAATGATATTTGAATATTATACAGAGATCTGTAGAATAGTTTCATTAAAAATAAAACAAAAAAAGGGCAGAGATAGTAGCGAACTTTCTCTGCCCAACCCGTTAACTATAACGGTCCTAAGACGTGGTCTTCAAACCACACCTTTATGCTTCACAGCTTGCACATTCTAGAATATCTCTTGAAAATGATTGTGCTGAACTTTGACTAAATTGATAGTATAGGGTTTTAACTCCCGATTCGTGTGCATTCAAATAAAGTTTATTAATATCTTTTGCTGGTACGGACGGGTGAATCATTAAATTCAAAGATTGCGATTGATCAATAAATTGCTGTCTTTGACCTGCTTGTAAAATTAATTCACTTGGACTAATTTCAATAAATGATTTAAATACTGCTTTAGTTGGAAAATCTAAATGCTGAACTGAACCATCCTTCTTTAAAATATCTTCCCATACACCTGGTGTATTTAAACCATACTTATCTAACTCACATTCTAAGAAAGGATTCTTATATATGGTTTTTGACTTAGCTAAATCCTTAATAAAGTAATTAGATTTAATAGGTTCAATACCCATAGAAACTTGACCATGAATAAATGAACTTGATTTAGTAGGTGCAACAGCAACTAATGTTGTATTAGCAAAACCTTCTCTAATTGATCTGTATCCTTTTTCGTCATGTAACCACATAGAAGCTGCATCAGTTTTTTCTTTAAGAGTTTTAAAGATCTGATAGTTTAGTTGTTTTGCTTCTAAAGATTCAAATTCAATCAATTTAGATTGGAATAAAGAGTGGTAACCTAAAACACCAACACCTAATGCTCTGTGTTGCTCGGCAAAGCGATGTGCTCGTTTCATTCCTGGCATATTATAAGACTTCTTCACAAACTCATCCATTACTGCGTTTAAGAATAGAGTGTATGTTTCTATTGCATCTGTTTCTTTAATCTCGTCCCAGTGTAATAGGTTAATAGAACCTAAACAACATACAAATGAATTAAATGAATCAGTTGGTAATTGAATTTCACTACATAGGTTAGATGCTGTAATTTCAAGTCCTAATTCTTTATATGGTGAGTTGTTATTAGTATTGTCTTTAAACATAATGTAAGGATATCCAAACTCATTACGTCTTTGAATTACTTTAGCCCAAATCTTACGTTTATCTGCATCTCCATCTTTCATTTCTTGAATCCATTGATCAGTAACTGTAACACCATATTGTAAATTTTGTATAGGATTACCCTCTGTTCCAATATCTAAAAACTCTAAAATATCGTTGTGTTCTACTGGTAACCATGCTGCACATGCACCACGTCTAGCTTCTGATTGTTTACATACATCAACTGTAGTATCGTACATTCTTGCATAGTGAACTGGACCATCAGCTGTTCCTCCTGTAGAAATTGTAGCACCTCTTTCTCTAATATTAC